TACTTGGTTCAACAAAAGATACTGGCGACAATAATATCACTCAATCACACGTTGTGTGGGTAGTGAGAATTAATGAACATCAGTTAAACACTACAACAGGAGTATAAGAATATGGCTATATCAAGAGGACAGCTAGTTAAAGAACTAGAACCAGGATTGAATGCTTTATTCGGCCTGGAGTACAAACGTTATGAAAATCAGCATGCTGAAATTTTTGACACAGAAACATCTGACAGAGCTTTTGAAGAAGAAGTAATGTTATCAGGTTTCGCAAATGCTCAAATTAAACCAGAAGGTTCTGGCGTTACATTTGACAATGCTCAAGAAACATTCACAGCTAGATACACACATAACACCGTAGCACTTGCTTTCTCAATCACTGAAGAAGCGATTGAAGATAACTTGTATGACAGACTTGCGTCTAGATATACAAAAGCGTTAGCAAGATCTATGGCAAACACTAAGCAGGTAACGGCTGCAAACGTATTAAACAATGCGTTTTCAAGTTCGTTCCCAGGTGGAGATGGTAAACCTTTATTGGACCAATCTCACCCTACAATTGCTGGTTCATTTAGAAATGAACTTGCAACTCCTGCAGACTTAAACGAAACTTCATTAGAACAATCATTGATCGATATCAATGCATTCACTGATGAGAGAGGTTTAAAAATCGCTGCGAGAGGTGTTAAATTAATTATCCCAAGTGAATTACAATTCACAGCGGAAAGATTAATGGCATCTCAAGGTAGAGTAGGTACTGCTGATAACGATATCAATGCAATTAAATCTATGGGAATGATTCCACAAGGTTATGTGGTTAACAATTTCTTAACTGATTCAGATGCATTCTTTATCAAAACTGACGTTCCAAACGGTATGAAGATGTTCGTAAGAGCAGCTATCAAAACGTCTATGGAAGGTGATTTTGATACTGGTAACGTTAGATACAAAGCTAGAGAGAGATATTCATTCGGATTCTCTGACCCTAGAGGTATGTTTGGCTCACCAGGTGCTTAATCTATAAGCATTTTTTATTTTTGGAGCCCCTTTATGGGGCTCCTTAAATCTGATAGAAAGAATGAATTATGACAAAAATGTTTCAAGTAAAAATTAGAGCCTACGGTCACATGGCTAATTTTAACATTGAAGCAGAAGATAGTGCAGAAAGTATAGAACTAGCTATCCTTGACAAAATAGGAAAAAAAGGTATATTACTAAAAGACAGCATGCGATCTTTTGCTAAAGATAAATGCTGGATAACCTATGAGGAGGTTGTAGATGATAAATCACGTTCAAGCTCTTTACACAAAGAAGAGAGCCCTAGAACTTGATTGGGAGCAACACTACATTCAAGAGGGAATATATACTCTTGATATGGTTAGGATTGACGAAAAAATTCGTGAAATCATTAACCAGATTAAAATGTCTGAAGCTGAAATAGCTACTAGACAAATTAAAGTAGAGATGGCTGCTCCTGAGTTTTCTGTAGCTAGCTAAAACTAGCTATTTATATCCGAAAAGTAGATTTTCGATGCAGGTATCCCTTGCGCTATTCAATAAATTAAGTTATATTTTAATTACTATACACTAACTTTCTAATATCGACGCAGTATAGTCGACGGCCTAGAGACGATATTGGAATAACTAGGAGAACATAACTATGGCACAAACAACTTTTTCAGGACCAGTCCTTTCACAAAACGGCGCTGGATTTCTTGGATCAATCATACCTGGACTTACAGGTCTTACTGCATCTACAGTAGCAACAGCAACAACTTTAACTTATGCTGTTAATACTATAACAGTAAATAATTACACTGGTGCTGCAGCTCAAACTGTAACATTACCAGCAGCTAGAGCAGGATCAGTAGTGGTTCATGCTCAATCGGTTGATACAACTGGTGGAACTGCTAAATTAATTTTTGATTGCGCAGGAACAGATGTACTTGCAACAGGATCAGTAATTGAGAGCAGAGCAACTAACGCTCTTACTATTGATACATCAACTGAAGGTGAAACTAGACTTGAATATACACCAGCAAATGCGGTGACTAATTTATTTAGTCAAGGTTCTTATATTTATTTTTCATGTGCACAAGATGGTATATGGACAGTAGCATATAAAATGCAACCAAATCCGGCTAGCACAGGTCTTACAGGTGCTTTCGCTTTTGCAGCGTAGTAATAAATTAATTTTTAAGGAGCTCGTAAGGGCTCCTTAATACAAGGAGAAAAAAATGGGTTCATATAAAGGCGATATACAAGCAACTAGATTTACAGCATCTATTTCTACTGCAGTAGTTGCTCCTCCAGTAAGACTTAGAGGAATTATTATTGCATCTAATGGTAGTGGTGTAGGAATTGTAAGATTAACAACAACAAGTCAAGCTGGATCAAATTTATTTACAGCTGATATACCAAATGGTGATGTTATTAATTTTAGTTTTCCTGAAGATGGAATTTTATTTCCAAAAGGAATTTTTGTTTCAACATTAACAAATGTTGCAGCAGTTACTTTATTAACAGATAAATATTCTGGACCAGGATTAACACCGTAGGAGAAGCTAAATGGCTAACACTACTTCTGGAACTACAACTTTTGAAAAGACCTTTTATATAGATAAAATTATAGAAGAGGCTTACGAAAGAATTGGTATGTCCGCTCCAAGAACTGGAAACGATTTAGAGTCTACAAGAAGATCTCTAAATATAATGTTCCAAGAGTGGGCAAACAGAGGTCTTCATTATTGGGAAGTTGCAAATAATTCAATCTCCATGGTCAATGGTCAATCTGTCTATACTCTTTATAGATCAGCAGGAGATGGAACATCCGATGGTGTATTTACTCTTTTAGATACTGCAATTAATGCATCTCAAACTACAATAACTGTAGATTCTGTAGATCAATTTCCAACATCAGGAACTTTATTAATTGATTCAGAGCAAATAACTTACACAGGTACTAATACCGATTCAAATCAAATTACAGGTTGTGTTAGAGGAGCTAATGGCACAACAGCTGCAATCCATGCTGATAATGCAAATGTTTATGATAATAATTCAATCATTTATGGACCCGATGATATATTAGAAGCTGTTTATAGAAACACACAACAAACACCTGTTGTTGATTTTCCACTTACAAAAATAGATAGATCTGCTTACAGTGGATTATCTTCTAAATTTTCAACCGGCCAACCTACACAATATTTTGTACAAAGATTTATAGATAAAATTACAATCACTTTATTTTTAACACCAGGCACAAGTGAAGTTAATAATGTAGTTAATTTTTATTATGCAAAAAGAATTCAAGATGTTGGAGCTTATACAAATGCAACAGATGTTCCATATAGATTTGTCCCATGCATGTGCGCAGGACTAGCTTATTATGTATCATTAAAACTTGCTCCACAAAGAACACAAGAATTAAGATTACTATACGAAGATGAATTAAAAAGAGCATTAGAACAAGATGGCTCTTCTTCAAGTTCATTTATAACACCAAAAACTTATTATCCAAATGTCTAAGAATTCAAGAGGAAAATATGCTTACATGATTTCTGACCGATCTGGTCAGAGATTTCCATATCAAGAAATGGTACAAGAGTGGAATGGTTCATGGGTACATGTTTCTGAATATGAAGCAAAGCAACCTCAGTTAGAACCAAAACCAACTACAGCTGATCCACAAGGTTTAAGATATGCACATCCTGATAGACAAGAACCACCTGTATTAATACCACTTACACCCGATCCCTTTTCAACAGTTATCTATGCAGGTTCTACTTATATAAATGTTTATTCAGAAGATCATGGAAGATCAACTGGCAATATCGTAAGATTCAGAGGCCCACCGCAAGTTAACATTATCGGCACACCTTCTAGAGAAGATTCTTTTGATGATGTTCCTTCATTTGATAATGTTACAGATATTTCAAATGCAAATGGATTTACAATTACCGTTGGAAAAATAGATTCATCTGGTATTGTAAGTGATAGTTTAAATTACTTTTATTTTTTAAGTACAAATACGGCAACAACAGGAAATATATCTGGCGGCGGGGCACAATGTTCTGCAGGTCCAGTAACTTTACAAGCTTAATATGACATACACAGAATTAGTTACAAAAATTAGAGACTATACAGAAGTAGATTCTAATGTATTAAGTCCAACTATTATAAATGGATTTATTGAAAATGCAGAATTTAGAATATTAAGAGATGTAGATTCTGATAACAATAGAAAATATGACACCTCTACTTTTGTAGTAAGTCAAAAATATTTAAATACACCTGCTAATCTTTTAGTAATTAGATCTGCTGAAGTTATTAATGGAGGAACAAGATCCTTTTTAGATATTAGAGATATGTCTTTTATTGATGAATATAATTCAACGGGCACAACAGGAGTTCCTAAATATTATGCAAATTGGAATGAAAATACTATACAATTTGCACCTATTCCAGATCAAACTTACACAATTCAATTAAATTATATCTTGAAACCAGTTGGATTATCGGCTACAAACACAACTACATATTTAAGTCAACAATTTCCCAATGGCTTATTATATGCTTGCCTTGTTGAGGCGTATGGATTTTTGAAGGGTCCAACAGATATGTTGCAATACTATGAAAATAGGTATAAACAAGCTATCGAAGGATTCTCATTAGAACAAATGGGAAGAAGACGAACGGATGAGTTTCTTGATGGAGAACCTCGTATAGTTCGTAAACCACAATAGGAGAAACAAGTATGGCCATTACACAAGCGTTACCAAATAGTTTTAAAAAACAACTATTAGATGGAGACCAAGATTTTTCATCAGCAGGTGGAGATGTTTTTAAATTAGCTCTTTATGTATCAACTGCAACACTAGGTGCGACTACAACTGCATATACTACAACAGGTGAAGTTAGTGCATCAGGAGCATACAGTGCAGGCGGTGGAACTTTAGTAAATTCTGGAACATCAGTTATATCAACAGTTGCTTTTACAGATTTTTCTGATTTATCATTTACTGGTGTAACTATAACTGCAAGAGGAGCATTAATTTATAATACTTCTTTTTCAAACTCAGCAGTTGCAGTTTTTGATTTTGGATCAGATAAAACAGCTACAGACGGAACATTTACAATTCAGTTTCCAGCTTTCACAAGCACAGCAGCAGTTATTAGAATTTCTTAATAGGAGTTTAGCCCATGGCTATTGTTGATGGTTGGGGCAGAGGCACCTGGGGAGAAGGTGCATGGAATGAAAACATTCCAGTTGTACTTACAGGTCAACAACTCACATTAGCATTAGGAAACGAAACTGTTACAGCAAACGCAAGTGTTTCTTTAACAGGTCAAAATTTAACTTCAGTTTTAGTAAGTGTAGATCCAAGTCCTGACGCTTTCTTAAGTGGTCAACAACTTACATTAGCATTAGGAAATGTAGCTATCACAGTTGGCGTTGAAGTTTCTTTAACAGGTCAACAACTTACATCAGCATTAGGAAATGAAACTGTAACAGGAACTGCAAATGTTTCTTTAACGGGTCAAAGTTTAACTTTAGCATTAGGAAATGAAACTGTTGTAATAGATGTTATTGCTTCTTTAACAGGGGAAGATTTAACAACAACTTTAGCAGATATAGATCCTGGCCCAGATGTAGTTTTAACGGGACAAGATTTAACTTTAGCATTAGGAAATGTTGCTATTACAGCAAATGCTAATATTTCTTTAACAGGAGAAGATTTAACTTTAGCACAAGGAAATGAAACTGTAACAGGTACTGCTAATATTTCTTTAACAGGTCAAAATTTAACTTTAGCATTAGAAAATATTGTTATTACAGGAGAAGCAAATGTTTCTTTAACAGGAGAAGATTTAACTTTAGCACAAGGCAATGAATCTGTAGAGGTGGGTGTTATTGCATCTTTAAGTGGTCAAAATTTAACTTCAGTTTTAGTAAGTATAGACCCAAGTCCCGATGCCTTTATAAGTGGTATGATGCTAAATTTAACTTTAGCAAATCCAACCATTACAGGAGAAGCTAATGTTTCTTTAACAGGTCAACAACTTACATCAGCATTAGGAAATGAAACTGTTATAGGAACTGCAAATGTTTCTTTAACAGCGCAAGAATTAGCTTTAACTTTAGGCTTAGATACCGTTATTATAGATGCTAATGTAAAAATTACTGGTCAACAATTAACAGCATCACTTGGAAATGTTAAATTTAGTATATGGACAGAAGTCAATACTGGTGATACAGTAGCTTATTCAGGTGTGAATACAGGCACCTCTGTAAATTGGACAGAGATTGACACTGCTGCATAAATAATTTAAAAAAGACAAGGATTTAAATATGGCATCATCATTTTCAACAGATCTAAAACTAGAGCTTATGGTTACAGGCGAAAACGCCGGTACCTGGGGAACTAAAACAAATACAAATTTAAATTTACTACAACAAGCTGTTGCGGGTTATCAAGAAGTATCTATTGCAGGTGGAGCTCAAACTACAGCTCTTGCAATGACCGATGCTGCTCTTTCTAATGCAAGAAATGCAGTTATAAAATTTACAGGAACTATCACAGGAAACCAAGTTGTAACAATTCCAGATAGTATTGAAAAAGTTTACACTATTATTAATGGAACAACGGGTGTTTTTACTGTTGAATTTAAAACAGTTTCAGGGACAGGTGTTACATTTTCAACGACTAATAAAGGCGCAATACTTGTTTATTCAGATGGAACAAACGTAGTTAATGTTAATGCTTTATTAAAAACAATAAGCTTATTTACTTTACCAACAGCAGATGGTAGTAGTGGACAGGCTATAACTACAGACGGCTCAGCTAATTTAGGATTTACCAGTGTGGCAACTGCTGGTTTTTCTATTGCAATGGCGATAGCCCTTTGATATAAGGAAATACAATGGCACAAAATTTTAGAAGATTTACAAACAACAACGTTGGAATAACTCCGGTAACTTCATTTACAGCAAATAGTTATGATACGGTAATTGGTATTGCTGTTTCAAATATTTTATCTACAACAGTTAATGTAGACGTTTACATCAATGATGGAACAAACGATATTTATTTAGTTAAAAGTGCTCCTATCGTCCCAGGATCCGCTCTTCAAGTTTTAGATGGTGGTGCAAAATTTGTAATGCAAAGTGGTGATGCTTTAAAAATAGTATCAGACACTGCAGCATCTTTAGACGTTTGGGTTTCGACAGTAGATGATATAAGCTCATAGGATAATCTATAT